GCATCCACCCGGAACAGGAGAATATTGGGCAGATAATCCAATGGTAGTAAATGATTTTAAGGGTATTAGTTTATATCCAAAAAATTATAAACCCATCCCACTCACCCCTGAAAGGTTAGAGAAATTTAAGGCAAAAGTATCAAATGACATAAAATTAACCTGGGCGCCATTAGCGAACTTATATAGTCTATCAGTAGCGTTATAGTGATCATCTGACCATCTCCCTGAATCGGACATTATAGATTTAAATATCTTAAGCGCCCCTCCTTTTAAGGCCGGTACAGATTCGGCAACAATAGTTAGATCCATCGAAGGGGATTGCGCTAAGTTGTTTATGAGTAATGAAATAATACCTTGAGTCTTCCCCGCCCATGTTCCGCCCTGGACAACTCTTTTACGTTTTCTAAGCTTTGAGAGTTTATTTATTGCTGTCGTCCGGTCGAACATCTGGAAATAATGGCTGTTCGGTATGAAGTGTTACTTCTGATTGAGTTTGATCTTTCCATTGAAGATTCTTGAGTGCAAATATTGGACCCGCTACATTGTTGCCCTGAATGAGATTCTCATAATGATTTTCTATTTTTGAATGAGCCTTTTTTATAGTGTACATAAATTCCTTTTTCTCTCCGTATTGATAAAAGCTATCTCTTGAACAAAACCCAAGATAAAGGACTAACCCTGTGATGGTTACCTTTTCGGGTTCTCTAATCCATTCCACTTCATTACTTTCACCTTTCACAAATTCAAAATACTCATCTACTTTGATTTGTAGTTCTTCAGGTGTTTTATAAAAAGGGGGTCTACCTGCTGCCATAATACAAATTTAAAACTTAATTTTCTTCTAGCTCTTCTTCTCTATTAGAAACAAACTCAATGAGTATTTTACCCCTTTTCTCCCACCATTTTCCCCATTTATTATACCATTGATCAGATAATTCCCTAGTTTTAAATGGACCTGTCCATGATTCCTGATTGCCTGATTCAGTAATAATGTCATATTTATAGCTTCCTTTTTTCATAATTCCTCTCCTGTGAATGCAAAATATAGGTTTTGTAATTGGTGAACATATTCAAGCGATTTATCTGCTAATATTAAAAATCCTTTTCCTGAATTTTCCACTATAAAAGTAAAATACATCGGATCTTCAATAGATTCCCCTTTGTTAAAAATTAGTATTTTTTCACCATCATCGCTAATATCTATTTCAAAGCTTCTTTTATCTTTTGATACTTTTGCCTTAAATTTCTCTAACCTTTCAGGGGTGAGTGGGATGGGTTTATAATTTTTTGGATATAAACTAATACCCTTAAAATCATTTACTACCATTGGATTATCTGCCCAATATTCTCCTGTTCCGGGTGGATGCTTAGATATTTCTTACTTACCAAATTCCCTATTCTTAAAGATTTTTCATCCATCTTTTATTTAATAAAGGTTTGATGTATGAGCTATCATAATTTAATCCCTTTTTCTTTAGCGAGTTTCTTAGCCTCTGTTCTGTAATATTCTCCTAATACCTCAAAATCGTACCTATTTCGTTTACATAATTGTTTGGATTTAATTAGGATCTTTTCAGCGGTACCAGGACCGTATTTCTTGTCTATGTATAATCCGTGTTCGAATTGTTTACCAGACTTAAAGGTATTACAGTGACCGCACTGGAGGTGAGCGTTTTGTTCGTCAAATCTGGTAGATTTACAATCCCTGGTAATAAAATGTCCACAATGGGCTGTAGGGTTCCATCCTCTTATATCTTCCCATATAATAAATATATTTCCACACGTGCAACATTTGCCAGTGAATAATACTTGAATTTCAGTATCATAAGATGATTTTCTCCCATCCCTTAACCGGATGAACTTAGAAAACCACTTATCAACTGTTTTTTCAGTCATTTTTTAGTGTGCTTCTGCATCTTTTAGAAGTTGTTCCATTGATTCTATAGACCATGATAACCCGTTTTTAAAAGAATCCCTATTTTCTTGCCCTCTTGAACCTAAAAATGCATCATGCTTTGATTTTGTGTTTTGAATCATTCGATCTATCCCTTCCTTGTATGATTGGAGTTGTTTCGATATGGGATGTTTAGATTCCCATTCAGCTAATTTCTTATAATAAATATCCCATGCAAATGATGATACTTTTTTGGAGTGAATTGGTGGTAAAGGTTTTGGTTCTTTCATCTCTGTTTTCTCTTTCTCTAGTTGGGCTATTTTATGATAAACAAGCTCTGCAATTCTATGAGTTGCTGGATTAGCTTCTATACACGTGGGGTTTAATTTGCCAATTGATAAATGATTCATTTGAATTTGGCCAATATCCCATTTTAATTGTTTCCATGATTCACTATCGTAATCAATTACCTCCTTATTTTCCTGCTGTTCTTTAGTGCTCATAAGTTCTTTTCTCTTCAAAATAAATTGAGCTAATATTTCTACCTTAGAAGACTCCTTACTTTGCTGCTGTTTAGTTTTCATTCTGATAGTTGTTTGATTAATTTATTCACAGTATCAACCCAATCATTATTTGGATAGCCTTTTGTAAATCAGGAAGGGCACCTCTTTCAATCCTCATTAATGTTGGTGCACTAATACCAATTTCTTGGGCAGCTTGTCTTAATGGGTTTTCTCGCTTCAATTTAATGTGTGTTGATAATAATTCGATATCGATTACTTCCATATTTCTAATTATTTAAAAAATGTTCTTTGGCTTGAGGTAATAGTTGTTGTATTACTTGAGGGTGGTTAATCGCTTGTCTTATTTGGTAATTATATAAATTGCCATCTAACATAAGATACAATTTAACAATTCTCCTTTTCTGTGAATCTTTTAACTCATGCGCTTTTGAAATATTCGCAATCATCCTGCCGTCACTCAGCTCTAGTTTTGTGATCATTACCAGTTATTATTCCGTTCAATTAGATAGTGAAGTTTCCTTAGTTCCTTTTGAAGATAAGCCTCCGATATAGTTTTAGCCTCAAACCAAATACTTTCATCGTTAGATTGTTTATCAACTAAATCTTTTAGGGCTCTAATTTTATTGTTTGCCTCAGATAGTTCTAGTTTTGTGATCATCTATGTGAGTTTACTTCAATGTGAGTTAACATTATATGTACGGAATCATAAGCCCAATAAGAACTCCACAACCAAAATAGAAAAGTAATTGCGCCCAATGAGGCATTTTTTCAAACCAGTTTTTCTCTTTCATAGCCATATCATTTTATTTAACATTGACTCGATGAACTTATTTTCTTCCTGTATTCCTCGAAGTTATACACCGGAACCTCATCCTTTTTCTTGGTAGGATACCACTTTTCATTATTCCGTTTCCATGTTCTTAATCTCGCAGATAGTTGCCATGTCTTCTGCTTTTCAAACCTTAGTTTTGTAATAGGTGTTATCGGTTCATTGTGTTCGATCCATTTTTCATAGAATTCCCTTACTAGTTCCTTGCCGTATTCTGGGACATAAGGAATTAGTTCCTCATAGAAAGAGTCTTTACGGGTTTGGAGGGGGGTCATTTTTCTGCTACTTGTTTAAAAAGGGGCTTCGTTTTCCTAATTAACATTTCAGCTAGATTCATAATAGCACTTCCTTTAAGTTCATAAGACTTAAATTTGACTTTATAATTATTTTTATAATCCTTAAACTCAAGCCATACTTTACCATCTAGCTCATTAATGATCATTTGAAATTTTGGTACATCCATATTCTCATTTATTTATAGTTCTCCCTATCCCTGCATTAATTTCCTGTTTGGGTACCCATGTGGGCGCGAATACCACTTTACGACGCTTCTTTTTACGTATACGTCTATTATTCTTAGTTCTTTTTGGCTTGACCAATCTGTTTTGATTGTATTTGACTGGTTTGCCGTGTTCAACTGCGTGGCATCCAGCGCATAATACTTTTTAAATACTCTTTATAATCTATGTTCAATTACTTTCTTTGTTAGATTCTAGATTCAGTTAAGCATAGTAGGGCTAATACCCCACCATACATTATAACTTTCTCCGTTGAGTTCTGAGTTCGTTATAAGCCCCCATCTTTACAGGTTTAAATAGGGTCACCAACTTATTAGATTACCTGATCTTCTTGCGGGGTATGGCTTTCGTGACCCCTGAGTTTATGCAAGGGCCCTCCTAACTCTTAAAAATTATCCACCGGACATTGATACCCCGTTGGGCGGATAAATGCTTGTGTCTATAACCGTAAAAATATAGGGCCACTTGGCGAGTTGTATTTATTTGCCACCTATACGGATGTATAATACCCTCCCAATTTTCCAAGCCTAAGCCTCGTATAAAGCCTGCCCTACTACCAATTGATGCTTTAATACCGGCGGCCTGATCTCCAGAGCACTTTTCGTCCTTTCCTGGAATCAGTTTTAGACTACCCAAAGATAGAATGCCATGTATTTTGAAAACAGAGGGGCGACCGAGCAAGCTCTTTGCAAATGGGTTCGCTACACCAATAAAGTAACGGCTTTCATTCGTCCGTTTCGTCTTAATACTTTTTCCGGTAGTCCGGCTCCCTATATCATTAAAAAACCAAGAGTTTTCACGCCCGTTCCTTCGGTTTCCCGCCACAGTTAACAAGGTCTTTTCCTGTAGATTAAAAGAAATTGGCTTATTAGCCTTTCGTTTTACGTGCGCAGGGGTTTTAGCCCAACTCACACGGTACTCCTCTTGGATACCGGCGGCCTGATTAACCCCAGAGTACATCTTTGAGCTATTCAGTTTTAAACTACCTTTAGATAGAGTGCCATTTGTGTTAAAAAGGTAGGATGCTCCCACTTCTCGCCTAGACTTCACATTATTTCTAATGTTACTAGCTGCATCCATGTCTCCCGGCGATAACTTTCGTTCATCGCACTCCCTGACATTTCCTTCATTAAAAAAGGGTGTGCCAACGCCTACGCTTCTGACACTATCACCCGAACCACTACGGTATGCTAAACTGCATTCTGGACCATTCACCATCCTTCCCTTATCACAAATTAGTGAATGTTTTGTGTCGTGGTCTAACGTTCTTACCCTATGTATATTTACAGCATCAAAGCCGTACCAGCTTACCAATCTGCCTGAGTCCTCACAATGTATCTCAGCTTTACATAAAATGCGAGAGGAAGTTTCTTTAATACCGGCGGCCTGATTACCTCGGTAAACATTTGTGTGTCCCCAGAAAATAATCAGTTTTAGACTAACCGAAGATAGAATGCCATTTATTTTAAAAGGGGCATTGACATGGTCAGACTTTAGCTCCACGAATTGTTGGCAATTAGCAGATAGTAACTCCTCACGATTAACGAGCTTGGCATCTTTGTCTCTGCTTATCTCTCGACTGTCATCTACCTTTACCTTAATGCTGTTTGCCCCTTTAATATCATAAAAAAACCCCTCAACATCACAGCCTCTACTCCGATCCTTTGTTAAGGGGTTAAATCTTTCACAGAATTCATATGTAGAGGCCAAATTCATATTGCAAATGTAGTCATTTATTTTCTTTCTTTATAAACCCTGGCTCTTAATTCTACTCTTTTTTCATAAGGCATCTGGCCATTAAAGTCTCCCTCACTTACTTCTATACAACCATTTTCCAACATTTCACGACCTATCCTACTGGCTGAATCATTCAACATCCATTTATCCCTATGTTCAATTTCATCCGGGGGAAGATAAGGCCCATCTATTTTATTGAATGATGCTCTAATATCAATCGGATCAAATATTCTTTCTATAACAGGTACAGGGAAATTATATGACCAAGGATGTAATTCAGTCATAATTCCTTTTTTAATCATGAAATTTATAGCCTGAATAATCACAATCAAACTGAAGATTATAACTAATAAAATTGTTATTATTAATATAGTCATTTTAACTCTTAATTCTAAATCCAATTTGAAAACCTAATATTTGTATTTGAATGTGAGTCTTAAAATTAAGGTTAGGATTTAATACTTTCATGCTCTTGGAATTCCTGGTTGATATTCCTGTTTCTTTTCTTCTTTGTAGTAAGATATTAAGGTTCTCATATAATCCAATTCATGAGTAACGGCGGCATTGACCCTGTCAGCATATTGAAATAGTGCGTCCTCTTCCGCAGCGTGTAGATCAATGGCTTTCATTAGGACCGATGGGGCTAAGTCCTGGTCTTGTAACTCATTGAGCTTCTCTAGTTTCTTGAGGGATACCCTTTTCAGCGCTTGTGCCTTGCATTCAGCACTCAGACCTATCAATGCTTCGAGCTGATTCCCTTTGATCAATACAGCGTTTATATCATCCAAGGGGATCTCTACGTCAATTACCTCCCTGATGCTTTTTAATTTGGTCTCAAGAGTTATCATCTTTTAGGTGCATAATATTCTACAAAGTCAGCTTCATTAGTTTTAAATATTCTTAATTTTTCTTGAAGTTTCAATATTTCCATTGCCCAGTATTGTCTATCTATTCCTGTCCCTTGACATGGCTTGCAAACCTCCTGTCCGGCATCCAAACCATCACCGGTACAAAGTCCACATAAGTGTGAGTTGTCAAATTTCTGTTCCATCTGGCTTTTCAAATTTTTGTTCTACTGGATAAACTATATCTAAATAAAAATCATAGTACGGTACAAACTTTATTTCTGTATGTGACAGGTAAAACTTGTATAGCCCCTTTTCGATATCGTAAGTAATTGCGGTGAATGAATTTTCCTCACCAGTCTTAAAATTTGTCAGCTTAATTTTTAAATATGCGTCCATGTCTTCCTGTTTAATACTGCTGATAAATTCCCCGAAGAAATCTCATAAGTTTTACAGATCCTTGTTGTATTGAAAATTTTAGTATTAACTGATCGCATCGCAATTATTTCAATATCATTAAATTTACATTGACTATGTTCTTCTCCTTTTTGGCCTTTATTTAAACCCAATCTAAAAGCGTGACTCTGGTTTTCTTTACCTGTTGCCCATTCTAAATTAAACCACCTATTGTCAATTTTAATACCATTCTTGTGGTTGATTTGTGGTTTGTTTAATGGGTTAAAAATGAATGCAGTTGCAACCAATCTATGAACTCTATGAGTCTTCCTTTTCCCGCCTACAGATAAATCTATTGATATATATTCCTTTATTAAAACTGTCTTCCTTATTCTTTCTCGGACAATTCTTTCCCCTCCGTACCTACTTGTAACATATCTCTGTAAGGATTTTATCCTACCTAAATCCGATACTTGATAGCATCCTTCATATCCCTTGATGTCTTCCCAATTTTCCATCAGAAAGGGAGGTCATCAGTTGGGTCCTCATGTGTTCCTAGTGGTGGCTTTTCCATTAACAACCATTTACGGAATATGCTGGCATCTTGAATGACATCTTTTGATGTTTTACCTGATCGCTCACTGTTAAATTCAACGGCCGCCTTGAGGGCTGTTTGCCGTTCAATGCTTGCCATCTTTTTGGGGTCAGCTTCATAATTGTTCTTTTTAAATTCCTTCTGCACCCTTTTTATTTTTGGGTAGTTTGGGTAAGTAACATCAAATTCATAGTCTACTTCCTTGCCGACTATAAAGTAATCTTGTCCCGGGGTTTTAGTTTGGTATTCCCCTGCGTCCTGGTTTTCCATTGTCACATAGAAACTGTATAACATTCCATTCTGACTTTGAAAAGTCTTTTGCTGTCCTGTTTGTGGATCCGCATAAGGCGCTACTGTTAATACTTTACTATTTTTCATTTTCCTGTTCTGTTAATTGCGTTTTCGTATTCCTTATTGCTAGGGTAAATATCGAACCCTAATACAGGAGTCTTTCTGGTAGGTTTAAATTCCCTATCCTTGAACTCCGGGTGCACCGTAATGATGTAAGCCTTCAAAGCCTTAGTGATTTCCTGTTGGTCAATCTTAAAGTTTACTATCATTGGTACCTCCTGTCTTCATCTTTACCGGATTTCGTTATTGAAATAGCTACTAATCCGACTGTAAAAATTACTATTAGAATAAAAATTATTATGCTTGTAGTGTTCATATTATTAGGTGTTTAGTATCGTGAATAAGACCATTTAAATCCACCGCAATATAGGAACTCAGAGCAAGATTTATAATTGAGCCTCATTTTGATAGGTTGTTTAAAGTGATTTATTATCAAATTCATTACCAATAATCTGAAGAGGTAAGTGTTCATACAGTAAAGAATTGAATCCATCTTGAAAAATCCAAGCACCTCGCTCATCATGCCATTCAACATTCCCTTCATTATCAAATTGATCTTTAACTATATCTTTAGAATAAATCTCTTTCCCGTTCTTGTCTTTGAGGCCGGTATATTGCATCCATATAAATGCAGGGTTATTAAAAATATCAATATTTAATAAATGACTTTCACCCTGAAAACTAGGGTTGTATGTCATGCTATTATTTACCCATGCTCTAAATCTTATCTGTCTCATTTAATTTCAAAATAACCTGATCCCTTGTTCACAAGATTCATTTTATCTCCTGTTTGTAGGGCAATGAATTCACTGAACTTTGACTTTGAAAAGCTTTTTTTATGTTTAATATCAGTTGTAATAGTTTCCTTGTGTTCAGAAAACCTCTCCCATATTCCAATGAATAGGTTTTTATCAATGACACTTTCAGTTTCAGGACTATCATAAGAAATTCCTAGCTCTTCGCAAATTCTTGAGTCGATGTAGATTTTCATTTTATTTTAATTATAAAAAACAGGGAGCAATGAAAGGTATTAAAGCACCCAACCAAAAAACCTTACGAGTTTCCCCGCAACTCCCTGTTCCAAGGGGCGACGCTTCGCCGAAGGTCTCATTCCCCTTTATCCAATTATGAAAAACCACTAAAATACTCCTAATTTAAGATTGTTCAATTCTTTTTCTACCTCCAAATATTCAATGTAAATTGCCTCTCTTTCAGAAATTGTCTTCGCTGTAACAAAATCGTATTCAAGATTTTTAAGGTAATCTTCTTTCTGTTGGATTTCGTAGTATTGATCTGAATGGTTTGCCATAAGTCTGAATTTTTCAAATAGTAATTCAAGTTCTGGTTGGTGTGCTATCATTTGTTTAAGTGTGTTCATGTTCTCAGTAAACTTTAATTGTTTTTTCAAAGGTTTTGATTGCCTGTTCTGCTGTAAATTGAGTACTTCTGTCAGGTGTCATTTTTGCTATTGCTTTCAAAGCCTCAAGAAGCTCGGCGTTTTGTTTTAGAAGATCAGGGGCAGAGGCTATTAGTTTGGCGTTGGCAAGCTTTTCTTCATCGTTATATGGATGGGAGTAATCTTCAACGTATGCGAAATCACATTTATCATTATGGATTACAAACATCCCTTTGAATTCATTTGCACCTAAATACTCTGAATATTCCCATTTTCCTTTTGTGTGTTTCATTTCTCTACTGATTTAATGGCTTGAGAATGGGTTTCAAATATTGATTCAATATTTTTATTGAACATCACTTTTTTCTTCGGCATGTATTTGTATTTACCGTTTTTTTGAAGTTTGTATTCTGTTGGTCGTTTCATAGTCTTGTGTTTTAGTGGGGGGTTGTTAATTTCTCTGCGTTGGTTATTGCTTGTTCTGCTATATTAATTGCATTCTGTGCGGTGTCTGACTTATATCCGATAAGGTTTGAAGTAATAACTAATACATCTCTACATTGTTTCAAGGCCTTAAGAAGCTCGGCGTTTTGAGCTTTTAACATCTCAAAAGTTATTTCTTCGATTGATTGTGTTTTGTAAGTTTTCATAGTTTCGGGGGTTATTTTTTAACTGAATAATGTTTACGTTTTTTCCAGATTGGACAAATAGAATTTTTCATAGTCGTTTTGTTTAGTTTTTAGTTTCGTTTTTCATAATCTCAATACAAGTATAGCACACCTAAAGTTAATATACAAACTTATTTAGTTTTATTTCACAATTATCTTTAGTATATTTGTGCTATGATTAGAGATATTGCAAGGGAAACCAGAATAAGAGATGGTCTAAAATTCTATATGAGGCGCAATATAGACCTCGCAGAAGATACAGGAATACACACCACTAACATATCGAATTTCCTTAATAATCGTTACCCTTCTCTTGGGAATAAATCCCTGGATAAATTAGATATATGGTTAGATGAACAGAAATGAAAAATGACAAATAAAGGGGGGTACACATATGAGGATAAATATGTTTTTGTTATGAACTCACTATATGGTAGATACAAAAGAAAAGGCAAAATGACAGATAAGCAATTTCGTGCAACCTTAACAGGGATTGAATTACAATTGTTTGATGATTTTATTCTTTAATCTATTCCTCTAAAAATTCCTCCACCTTACTTTATAAGATTTATTATTATCAGTAATATCCAGCCGCCTTTTTTCATCCCCCATTCCTTAACTGCTCACGGAGTCGTTTAATAGTTGCCTTGTCCGCATCTTTCAGCTCCCGTTGAATTTCTTTGACTGTGTTGTTAGTGTCGCTGACAATCTTCTGAAGTGATTCATATCTGGTGATATCATCTTCAGTATTCTTTGTAATAGCTGTTTTTACTTCTGCCATATCAGTCTGTAGATTTAAAATATCCTTAATATTTTCATTGATCCCTTTCCATTGACTTGAGTCTAGTTTTTTCTGTAATGCCTTACCGCCCTTATATCCTGAGAATCCAGTAACTCCTAGCCCGGCAAGAATTATAGTAATCGTTTCCCAATTGTCAATAACATATTGTAATAGCTCCACATCTATTTCCCATTATGACATTAAAAAGCTCCAAAATCTATTTCCTCATAAAGTAATGAACTAAGCAAAGGGGAATTACCGGCCGTAGGATTACCAATTAATACCTGAAAAAAAAGGGGTTGGTTAATATGGTCCGTTGACGGCGTCCAGACAGCATTTCCTGAAAACCCTGTTGTAAATACTTCGTCAAGCACAAAATCCAAAGCATCAGATGGTCCACTTGCTAATGATACAGTCCCCCTGAATAATCCCCATCGTATATTATCAGCATATGCGACGGAGTTAAAATCTCCAAATAAATTCCACAATATCGGGACCAATAATTTATTTGCCCCTGGGGCTCCCACTAACTCAACTGGTGAATCAAATCCTGTTAATATCTGAGCGCTAGTAATGGTCTGTTCTTTTATTTTTACTCCCATTGTATTGTCCTCCTCTTCAATAACTTGTAAGTTAATATTTTTTATTAGGGTTCCTGATTCTGAAACTGAAACTGCCCATGTTCCAGGGATTTCAAATTCAATTTTCCCTTGATCGAGATCCTCAAATTCATTTCCAACCCCCTCAATATTGAAGATCCACTCACCATCAGTTCCATCAGGTGTGTTAAGTGTTACGGTTTTTTCTTCAGCGGTCCAGGGATTGGTAAAAACCAAGATAAAAACCGGGGTATCTGAATTGACCGTATAATTAAATAGGATTTTATTTTCTGAGAACTGCCCTATGTTATAGATTATGTCCAATCTATCCTTGTCTTTTGGCGGGTTTTTCCTACAATGGAAAATTGATTATTGTTTTTTACCCTCCTGTCGTCGTCACATCCACAAATACTATCACGCCACGTGGGGTAATCATCTTGATTAAGAGTGAGAAAATTCACTAATGTATCCTGATAAAAATTTGAATCTTCAAGAGCTAATCTAATTATTTCTCCTATCTGTTTGTCAGTAGCAAGATCCGAAGTAGGATCCACTTGTGTTCGTGGTCCTGATGCTGTCATCATTACCGGTGCGCCAACCAGATAGCGGGCATAAGTTTTATAAACTAAAAAATCCCTTAAGAATGGTAGTAAGGTAGTTATTACCACGCTTGTAGTTGTACCGGCAACAACGTCCAAAACTTCTGCATAAAAATCCCTACAAAGAATTTTAATCGCAAATTGTTCCTGGGTTGGAGCGATTTGAGCCTGTAATTTTCTTGTTATAATATTCTCTGAAATATCAGCGCGGGTTTTAAAGTCTGATATTGTTATTATGTAAGTGCTAACTGCCATTTTCTGAGGGTTCTAGGATTATTTTTTCGGTATCTGCTTGGGTTTGATCGCTAACCTCCAGGTCAATATCAATATTATAATTTTCTTTAACATATTTCCTTTGTTCCTCTAAGGTCAATACACCCCATTCCTTGTCGGGAAGTATATTAATAGGATTCACGTTTTTAATAGTGCCGTCTATAACAAATTTAAAATTCCTCTCATAAATACGCTTTAGCATTTTTCTCATTCCCCTGGTACGACCCTGCATTATTCTAACAGCGTTTAAAACTTCATTTGAATCCCCCAGTTTCCCGGCGGTTTCAATGCCAACTAGAATTCTAGCTGCTTGTGTTCCTATTGCAATGTGATCGGTAGTATTTTTTTGAAGATTTAAAAACGCCTGATCATGTGAATTAGTAGGGAATGCTTCAAAGGTAGCTTTTTCTTCTTCCTTCGTGAACCAGTTCATCAAAACGCCTCCCTTTTCATTGATAAAACTTTTCATTTGCCGATCCATCACATCGCCAACAGTTTCCGCTTGATCCAATGTTTTGTCCACTGTAGCATCTGTATCTTTTTGCCGCCCGGCTGGAGCTGTTGGATCTCCATGCATATTAATGAGAACTGAAGGCATCATATTATTTTTTATGTTTCTTTCATGAAATGATGGAATTTCATCATCTACAATAAAGGACTTAATCGCTGAATAATAAAATGGTTGAGGATAAACTCTTGCAAGTGGTTTCTCCATTGATCGCCAAAAAGCCTGACCAGGATAAGGAGGCTGAACGCTCTGTGTTTTTTTATCAAAAAACTCAATGTTATGAGCTTCAATTTGTGCTGTTACAAACTTAGAATCAGAATTATAGTCATAATACCATTTCGTTAATTTATCATCAAATGATTTTGGTATTCCATAGTATGGATTATGATAAATCTTACTTATCTCATCGGTATCTTTATCGTGAATTCCTAGTCTAGTTTCCTCAAACGGTAAATGCATTACCTCAGACGGCAATCCCTCGGAGGTATATCTCTGAATATAAGAAAGCCCCTCCATTAATGTCAGATCAATACTCAGTAAAGAATGTAGATCATCGAGTGTTAAACCTTTCCTTTCATTAATTATTGTATTACCGGCGACCTCATCCAATAATCCGTCACCCTGTACGAATTCCCACCATAATTTCATTCCAGCAGACCCCACAGGAGAATTATAGACGTTTTGGATTAGCTGTTGGGGGAAGTCGTTTCCTTTTGACCCATCAGTTTGCCAATTGATAATCCCCTTTGATTTGTCTTTTTTTGAATCCGGAACAGCTTGCTTAACAAGATTCTTAAAGTTCTGCCATGAAAAGTGATTGAACATATACGCAAATTACTACAATTTCACCACTTACCGACATCACAAAACTCTGATTTAACTCGGGTCTTTGGCTCTAAAGGGCAACCGCACAATGAACAAACGTTGTTTTTGTTGTGTTCACAAGGTTTGCAAATTGGCATCCGTTTGTCCCTATAA